ACAAGAAAACGCACCTCATCACGGGCATTATTCGCGGGATCACCCGAATAAGTCCAAGCCATAGGACTAATCCAATGTCAAAGTGAGCGATGTAATCTGAAAAGTATCTCCAGCAGTAACAGCGGCAGTAGAACTAAAAGCACCTGACCACAAACAGTTACCAGCAGTGGAAGCATCCCACAACGACCAATGGCTATAAGTTTCTGTTGCAGCCACATTCGTCCAAGTAATAGTCGCAGAACTCACCATGGAACCCGAAGCAGCAGAACTAAAACCAATTAACTTGCGAGTAGTTTCCGCCGCGGCACCGCTAGTACCCGTTTCGCCTGGATCAGACAAATGCAACTTGACATACGGTGTAGCAACCGAAAACGAAACAGCGCCAAGAGTGTCAAGCAACTTGTTTTCAGCGTAATTAGAAATACTCATTTAGAAGTCACCTTAGTTGTAGAAGTAGTTTTGATCTTAGACACTTTTGCAACAACAGGTTTCTCTACCATGGTTTCAATAACTTGTGAAGTTGGTGCGTTCATTACTTCAACCAAATAGCGGTTGTTAATCAAAGCACGAACATTACGCCAACCTGAAGCATCAAGAACCGTGCCAGTAGGGATAATCTCGCCATTAGCCGAGATAGGTTTCATCACTTTATGAGCCATATTTCCTCCGATTATATTTGGACACTAAGGTCACTTGACCGAAGTGCTTATGCGACTCTGTACCAAACAACAGTGTTGGCTGCCGAAACACGAATCTTGAACGAAGCCGAAGTTGCTGCTGCTACTGTTGCCGAGCCGACAATAGTTGCACCAGTTGCAGCCGTAATCGTCAAAGCGTGAGTTGCTGCCGTCAAGTTTGTGAACGACACATCAAAAGTGTCACCAACTGCGTAACCCGAAAGTGCGGCACAGGTAAGAGTTCCCGTAGGAATTGTCTTAGCCCGTGTTGCTGTTGGAGTGCAAACAAACAAGCCACCATTAGTAACAACCATTGCGGCTGTCATGGTTTCTGCTTGATCCGTCAAAGTTGTGACAGTAGTTTTTTCTGTGTGCGTATTGCTTGCGACAACGCCAGTAGTTCTGAGCGAACCAAATAGGGCTTTGCCTTTTGTAAGTCTGTTTGCCATAGAAGGCTCCTAAAAAGTAGTTGGGATCAGGATACGCAAGCCGAGAAGAAGTAACCGAGGTCTGTACCGATTACCTTCATGTCAAACGCGACTTCGGCTTCAATGCGATCAGCCTTGAATTGTTCCATACGCATGCGCGAAACACCGACTGTTTGACCCAAGCCACCCGAAACGCCTGTCCAAGACATGACATAGCCACCCGAAGGTTGCAACAATCCTGCCGATGGTGCGGAGTAGGTTAGAAGGGCGTTCTTGCCGTAGTTGAAAGCATAAGCGCCAGTTGCGCCTTCGTTGTTTGTTGCCTTGACGCTCTTGGCGACCATTACGCGAGGAACACCGAACAGGCTTGCCATCACATCTTCTGTGAGAACATTGCTTGAGGTGTACTTGATGCGGTCAACAAGGTCAGGGTGATTCTTCAACTGAATGAAAACATCGTAGCCAAGAACCAAAGTGTTTGGCTCGTAACCAGTTGTTGAAAGAATGGTGCGCTTGCCTGTTTCAATGTCACCAATTGGGTCTGAAGCAGTGTAATCACTCCACAAGTTTGATGGTGTTGAGTCTGTACCCCAAATGCTTGTTGTAAAGAAGTTGTTTACGAACTGTGTTTCCATCTTCAATGCGATGCGCGAAGTAACAAACTCTGCTGCTTCACGATCCACATTGATTGGAGCATCAGCGTTTGCACGAGTCTGATCGCCAATATCTTTGTGGAAAGCATAAACATCAGCCTGATATGAATCAGTTGAAAGGTTGTAACCGCCACCAGCCGACTCGGTTGCGTCAGCACGGCGTTGAGCCTCGTCACGGAACCAGTCATTCTTGGTGTAAGTGAAAAACTTGTCGCTCTGCTTTGAAACAGGCACAACAGGGAAAACCCGTGTTGCGATGAAGTTCTGTTGTTGTTGGAAGTATGCGACCGAGATGTTGGTCAAGATCGCGTCAACATGGACATTACTACTTGTTGGCTGTGGCATTTGTTATCTGCTCCTGTGATTGTTTCTTGAATTACGCTGCGCGGTTAGGGGAAGCGCAGTTGATTACTGCGGTAAGGATGTCGGCATCTGCTGCTGAAGCAAGAAGAACTTGACCGACTGTGTACTCGGTTGTGTCAGTTCCAGCGACCTTCGCATCTGCTTTGCCTGTTGAAGCGGTGCCAATTTTGACACCCGCGGCAATTGCTGCACTGGCAACAATTTTTGTTCCGCCTGCGACAACAACCGATGCTTCTGCACCCGAAATTGGGTTGTTCTGTAGAACGCCGATTGGTGCATCAGTTGCGGCTGAACAAAGAACGCAAGTGTTGTCGGCGCTCATCTTCACAAACTTGTACTGTGCAGCCGAAAGATCGGCTCCAGCGACAAGTGTGACCTTGAGTGAGTTATTAGAGATTTCGTATGCCATGATTTCCTCCGTGGACTTACTTTGACTCTGCGCGGTATGCCGCGTAAAGATCAGGGTTTTGTTGAATAATTGCTGTCATTGCTTGTTCTGTTGTTTTGAACTCACCACTTGCATGAGCGGCTTTAGCCATGGCTTCCACTCGTGCGTAAGCATTGCCATCGTCAGGGCGTGAACCGCGACCAATTTCGCCGAAGATTGCAGCCGACTCTGCTTGAGCGTTTGCGCCCTCAAGAGCCTTTTCAACCTGCGAAGCCAAACTTGGATCAATGTCACTCAACTTGCGGAGTGAAGGACCAACTTCTTTCGCATCAATTGTGAGGTGTGACCAGCCTGAAGCCTTAGCAACAAACTCTTCGTCACGGCGCGAATCGCGCTCCTTCTTCAATTCTTCACGAACCATTGCAGTCTCGTTTGCAGCCTTTTCAAGCATTTCGCGGACAGGTTGTGGAAGGGACTTCATCATGTATGAATCATCCTCTTCTTCAGGATCAGCGGCATCAGCGGCGGTTTCCTCATCGCCCATTACTTGCTTCTTCTTAGAAGCCTTTTCCATCTCTTCGTTAGCCTTCTCAAGTTCTTCAACTTGGGCTTGGGATGCGGACAGAGCCTTCTCTAGTTCCACAACGCGCTCAATGTACGCCTCTTCAAGATTTTCATCCATGCCGACTTGTTCTTCGCTCACAGTTGCCTCTTTCGTAGCATTTTTCATAACGATCCAACCTTCTTCAAGGTGGGCGGGATGATCTACCCCGCTAGTTTCCAAAACTTTCAGTGCAACCATTTTGCGTTTCTTGATGTTAGCCATGGTCGCCTTGATAGTAGAAAGCCCGCTTGCTGTCTCACATCGGATGATGCGAACCAACCCGCGGGTCTTGGACGAAGATGAGTGTAGAAGCGTTACAGAATAAGAGCGAAGTTCACAGGGGTTTAGTACAAGTCTGTTTTTGTTTTGCGAACACGACCATCACCGTAAGCGATCGCGATGTGAACGATGTTGCGTTCCAACTGACCAGTTTTCCATGGTCGTTCAGGTTCGTACAGACCTGATTCTTTGACGGCTTCTGCCACCGCTTGACGCAACAACTCATCAATCAGATATGTGCTGTCCTCCGATTGGCTGTTCACCCATGCAGGGACATCATCATCTATTGCAGGGTTAATCCAATATGTTTTTGTGTTCTTGATGATGAAAATTGTTAATGCAACGATCGTCACTACATAAAATAATGCACTCATTTTCTTGCTCCTTTAATTGTCATGGTCACGAAAGTGAATCGTGAAGTTCTTGGAAGTCCTGATCTAGCCATTCGCGTAACGCCACAGGATCAGGTGTCAATACTGAGATGCCCATGGAGAACACATTGCTTGTTGGATCGGCAACGATGGCTACAGGCACAGGAGAAAATGTTTCCCCGCGAAGAAGATCATCTGCCCATTGGTTGAAGTGCGCCTTGCGTTGTGCTGTTGGATCATCCCAACCGCCAGTTGTCCAACCTGTCAACACTTCCTTCCAGCCTTCAATGGTGGTATCAAAATGACCTCGCCAACCATCAGTGGACTTCCACGCCCGCGAGAACTTGAGGTCAACACCGTACAAGTCATCGCCGTGTTCCGTGATTCGGATGTGAGCGCCAATATGGTATTTGGCTACGACACCATCGGTGACAACTTGAACCTGTGATGCGGATGAGTAGTCGTTGCTTTGGCAACCTTCGCAAAGGTAGTCCTCTTGGACATTGCTCCACCCGTAAGCACCATCAACATCAACTTCTTCGTTGCACTCACAACAATGTTCTTTCACTACTTGCTCTGAATCTGTCATCGGTAGTCTCCAATCGTCAACCAGTTCTCGCCAATCACGCTGTTTGTAAAGGTACAAATCCGATCGGAAGAAGCACCATATATTCCCTTGAACAATGCACCATCCACCGTCACCTTCCCTTCGTCATCCACCCAAATAACCTCAATCTGAATGGTGTCGTAAGATGAACCATTCTTCAAAAGATATTGGCTTGACACTCCATCTTTAATTTCGTCTTTTTCAAATTGACTAAGTTTTGTTTCCATAATGACCTCCTCTGTCATACCCAAAGTGTACCTCGGTTTAGTCCGATCTGTCAAGCACCATCAACGGCGATCAGTCGCCCGATCAAACGCCGCGTCCCTAACCTCCCAAACACCCCTCCGCAGGGGCTTGAACAGATCGGGGCGATCCTCCATGACCTTGCGGGCAGTGGATGCCGACACCTCGCCAATCTCCGCGAGCAACTTGGGTGTCACCTCGGCAAAGAGGTTGTCTTGGGCGTATTGGATGATGGTGGCAACCTTGTCCACCTGTTTGATGGTGGCAGGATCACGCTTTGCCACGGACAGCAGTTCAATCAGTTCGGCGGGCGGTATTGCCTCGCGATCCGCTTTGCTCGTATATGCGATCCATGTCGGTCGCCCGTAGGTGGCGATCGCCTCGCGTACCCGTTGTTTGGCTATGGTCACGGTGTCCTCCTTTGGTGTTGGTTGATCTCCCATAACTACATTGTACCATCCCTGTCAAATACCAAAAGACAAAACCCGTACAAAACAAGGCTTTTAGCCCGATTTGGGAAAATGGACTCAATAAACATAAGGCGCAAAACTTTTACAAAAAATAAAAATCAGGTTGCGTCAATAAACTCTTGCTGACCGCCGTTCAAAACAATTTGAGGCATCCGAGCAACACGACCTTTGGAACCCGACAACCGAACATCCACACGCTCATACGGTTGATTACGCATCAACTCTACAAAAGACGGATCAAGCAATTGCTTTACCCACGCTTCAATCAACGCGGGCAAAACCTGCTCATCAGGCACTAAACGCTTCCTTTTTGTCACCGAAATATGCTTTAGCCCAACCACCCGAAACCAACTCTTCGTTCAAACACTTCGTTTTGTTGTCATCGGTGTAGATGTTTGCGAGAATCCGACCATACTTTTCGTTCTTGTCCTTCAAAGTTTGAATCACAACTTTAGGATTCGCTTCCATCCAGTTATGCGTAAACTCTTTAGCCTTCAAACCAACAGCCTTCTCAACTGTGTTGGTTGTACGCGACTCAGGAGTATCAACACCGTAAAGTCGGACGCGAATCTGATGGTGAATATCAAAACCCAAATCAATCATCAAATCAATAGTGTCACCGTCAACAACTTTGACCAGTTGCGCCGAATAACAAAACCGTTCCAAAGCCATGATTAGTTCTTTTTACGCTTTGCGCCAGTACCCATGTCAGGTTCAATGTCTGTCGTGTCTAAAAACGGTTCTTTAGCAATCTCAGAATACAGTTTCCCCGTATATTGTTTATGCTCTTCTGACCATTTTTGCGCCGCTACAAGGTTTGCAAGCAAAACTTTTGCGTTATTGGCGCGATAAGGATTTGACATTCTAAACGCTGTCGTATCATCTTCGTGTTGCATTGACTGAAGCATAATTGAGGTACTTTTGTCATCCAATCCCTCCAAAGTATTCTCAAAAGCCTTCTTGTTTTCAGAAGCCGTCAATTTATCGTTTAGCGCACCCAACATTTGCTCCGAAGCCCCAACCCGTCCTGCCGAACGGCGCTTGACTCCGCCAGTGTTGGTTCGGTTCACTCCGCCACTTGCACCAGCCCCACCAGTTGCAAACTGACCCAATTGATCGTGATTTGGATTGAACTTCTCAATCGCATCAAAAATTACTGTCCGTGCGTACCCGCGAACCTCACGAATGTCACCTGCGTCATCAACAGCCTTGCAAACCAAATCCCAATGATCGTCAGCAACGCCACTTAAAACATCAGCCCGCAAAGACTTCAACAACAACTCATCCGAAAGTTTCATGGTGGGGAAATCATACAACACCAACTTTTAGGGCAACTAGACCCCACTTACACAGACTTAGGTTCAATTCCCAACTCTGAAGTAAAAGCATTAGCCGCTTCCAACACCGCTTTGATGTCCATATCAATCACACGAACCTTAATTTTTTTGCCACCCAACTTGCCATCCTTGGAATCCAAACCAACCTTTGCTGCCCAACGATGATGCCCGTCAATCACATAACCATCACGCGACACAAAAATTGCCGTATCATCCAAACCAATTTCTTTCTGACCCTTCTTAGACATCATGTAAGCAACATTCGCGCCCTTCAACTCCGACTGCGAAGCCTTCAAAGTCGCCGCAGGAACTTCACCCTCACGAGTAGAAACACCCTTCGCAGCGAGCGCCTTAACGAACGCATCACCAACATTCACCTCACCCTGATCGTCCTTTGGAAAGTTCTTTTCATCATCAGCCTTAGAACCAGCCTTTGGTTTACCAGCCAACTGTGGCATCTTGTCACGAGAAATAGGTTTGCCATCAGCACCCGTCAAAGCATCACCACAAAAAAGATTTGTCCCTGGCACTGAAATCTTGCAAAGATTTAATTTAACCTTGTTCCCTTTTTTCTTTGCCTCTTGAGCAAAGTCATTCAAATCTTTGATGACAGTATTTACTTCGGACACATCGCCCATCGCCACAGTTTTACCTTGGAGCAAAGCATCCAAAGCCTCTTTAGGATCAGAGGTGGTTACATCCGCTTTTGCTTTTTGTGGTTGAGCAAGACCCTGCTTCTTTTGATGGTTTAACCAGCGTTGTTGAGCGGCGAACCTACCCGCAGCGCTTCTGTCACCACCGAAACCTGCTTTTTGGATGGCTTCCGTAAGAATACGGTTGACGGAACCATGGGTGGCTTGGATGCTTCCCGCTTTTTCTACTTCCGATACAACGATTTCCCACTCTTTGGCGGGAAGGTTGCGTAATTCGGTTGATCTGATGGTCGCCAAAACCATCTTTTGAGCAGGGCTTAAACCGCCACAACCACAATCACAAGCCACAACTAGTTTTCCCAATCCCATGTCGGTACTGCACATCCGCTTGTTTCGTTTGCAGGCGGGTAATCGTAAGGAGCCTTTGTTACCTCTGCCCAAGCGATCTCATCTTCGGGTGTCACCACATAACGGAGCGATTTTGCTTCCTCCAAAGAAGTTCCCTCCAACAGCAACATGGCAAACTTGGCTTTTTCTTCATAAGTTGTTTCCATTTATTTTATCCTTTGTAGTTTACTTTATCAAGAAATCTTTGATACAACACGGAATCCAAAATGCCTGCATCACCGTTTTTGCCATCACCGCTGTAGATTCTGACCGCAGGACGAGCATTGGTATCAAACAAAGTCAACGAATCAAACTTACCATCCCTTGCGTAACTTGGAAAGTTTTTGGAAACACCTTTGTGTAGATCAGAAATTGATTTTTCCGTAACCATGCGACCAACTTTCTGAGCGCGAGGCATGGCACGGGAGATTGCTTCGGGAATCTCGGCAGAATAAAACACGCCAATAATCTTTTTCGCTCCCCCTTCGCGGTAACTATCAATTTTTGCGTACTGT